TTCCACCCCAATGCTACGACGCTGAGACTGAAGCGACTTTGCTTCTGATTTTGCGGCATCCAATATCTTAGATTTATGAGCGTCTGAAATGGTTTGGTCGCACACTGAACACGATTCATTCTCCTCGAAAAACATGGCACGTTCGGCAACTTGCTTGGCCTTCGTTGAAACATCTTGACCTCTGAGCATGAGTGATTGCCGTTGATCTTGTAGAGTTGATAGCTCTTTCTCGGTGCTCCGTAGATTTTCTTCGAGATCCACGCTAAGCTCACTATTCTGAGCTTGTAGTTCATCGATCCTTCCCTGTGATACTGATATCTTAGATTCATATTCTTTTTTATTCTCTTCAGTTAATGCTGTTATATCACGGATGTATTTCTGTTGTGTTTCAATTTTATTTTTATGTATGTCAATTTTGTAGTTTATATCTTTTAACTGTTCCTTAAGTGAATTTGTTCTTTCACGTAATAACATATTCATCTTAGAGAACACGTTGATATCCAAAAGATCCTCGATGACATCCCTACGATGTCCAGCAGGTAATTGCATGAACGGAATAAAGGATGAGGAGCCGAGCACCACTACCTGATGAAAACTCTTATGGTTGAGTTTCAGGATGTTCTGTTCGAGGATCCTTTGGTATTCTTTGGCATGAGATGATTGGTTTATCATCGTGCCGTTTTTCCAAATTTCAAACACATTCGGTTTGAGTCCTCGGACAATCTTAAAGTTACCTTGTCCGATTTGGAATTCTACTTCAACCAAACAGTTTTTGTTGTTGATTGAATTGATAAGTTGTGGTTTGTTAATATTACGATGTGGTTTACCAAACAGAGCAAATGATATTGCATCCAAAATGGTAGATTTACCTGCACCATTGTGTCCAACAATGAGTGTGGTTTCATCTTTGTTTAGGTCTATTTCTGTAAAGGTGTTACCAGTGGACAGAAAGTTTTTCCATCTGGCGGTCTTAAATAATATCATGCTATTTCAAGTGCCTGTGCTTCTGTCATGAGTTCTCTAACTTGAGTCTTAATCTTATCCTTATCAAGGTCTGTGTCCACAGCATCGATATAGGTATTGACTACAGCCTCGGTGTCATCAAACTTCATTTCCTCATCCTCTACATTCTCTCCTATAAACTCATTAAAGTTTTCAGCAATCTTCAGTTCATGTATGTTATGACTCTGAATCCTATCAATGAATCTATCAAATAAGAATGTATCCTTTTTATTGACCACAACAACCTTGACAAATTTCTTGTCAATGTTAGATAGGTCATAAGTATTATAATCCATTTCTTCATCATTGTAAACAATTTTTTGAAACAAAGTGTATGGATTGTGTATTCTTTCAATCTCTCTTGTTTCGGTATCTACAATGTGAAAGTATTTTGGATCATGTGCATCCGACCAGAAGAACTCTAGTTGTGAACCTAGATACCATATGTTGTCCTGCCGAGAGCCAACGTGAAAATGTCCAGTGAGAACCAACTCAAATTTTTCAAAGAGTTTGTGATCCATACCATGAGTATTTTTCACACCTTTCATCATGTCAAAACCTTTGAGGTCCAAATGTGCACCACACCAATCAGCTTTACAGTCTTTGATAAAGTTCATAGTTGATTCATAATTTTCAGGATTGATCCAAGGTATCATTGCCATCTTCAACGAACCATACTTCATCACGGTAGGTTCCATGATGATATGTACTTCGTTCATGTAGTAACCTAAAAGCTCTTTGAGTGAGTTTAGGTCATTGGTATTTTTATAGTATGTGTCATGGTTACCTGGAATGATATCCATACGCATACCTGCCTGACGCATAGGCTCTAAAAATACCTTACGATTGTGATTTAATGCTTTGAAGTTTACAAACTTGCGATGATCATAATAATCACCCAGATGCACGATCTGTTGCACACCATGTTTCTCACACTCAGGAAAGAAAACATTTGAGTAAAAATCTGCCGCGTTATTTAAAAAGATCTCTGCAGAGTTGCGAATTCCACAGTGTGTATCATTTAAAATGGCAATTTTCACTTCATAAACTCCTCAAGGTCTGAGTCCGCAATTTTTCTTCTTTTCTTAATCTGCTTTTCCTCTTTGGCAAATTCTTTTACCTCTTGATCAAAGCCTTTTACTCTGTCAATTCTATCTCGTAATGTATCCACAAAAGCACCAACAACCTGCTGAGACATATCATCTCCTAGATCATTATCTATGAAGGCACCAATGTCGGATTTGGTAAGATACTTTAACTTAATTTCTTGCTGTTTCTTTTCCAATAGCCTTCAAACAATTTTCAACTGCATCCATGACCATCTCTTCGCGATATGTGTAGCGAATAAAGTTGGATTTGTGAGACAAACCCTCAGCAATTCTTAGAAAACAGCTGGCAATATAGTCTGGTACTATGGGGAGTTGTTCTTCGTTCTTTTTGGCTTCTTGAACAGTCTTGACATAATCTACAACTGCTTGGGAAAAATCAGCGTTGTTCACATAATGTGCACTTGCTCTTTTACTTCTAGCCATTTCATATTCCTTTCATTATATAAATTATATCACATCTAAGGATAAATGTAAAACATTATCTTTTCAAATAAAAGCTAAATATATTTGTTTACAGGATTGCATTTTTATGTTATAATAAGGTATACCGGTAAGGAGGGAAGAGGTACTAATGCAAAGTGTCTTTAGGTTTAAATGTTATGATGTTTGTGTCACCAGAATCAAGGATAGGTTCTTTATCCTCAACCAAGTTTTTAATGTACTCGCGCATTTCTTGTTCCGTCAAATTTTCGGTTGCATCAAGAAGAGAGTCAAGATCAACATTTTTCTTACTCAGTTCCTCTTGATTTTGAATATCAGAAAGAGCCGTCTCATAATGTTTTTTCAAAGAGTCCGATGGTACTACCTCTGTTAAAACATGCATGGTGTTTATAACGGCCAACTCATCTATCTGATCTTGAAATGATATCCATGGTTTGAAAGAATAATATCTGACGTTGTTATCAAAATCATCAGCTGCTAGAATCCTCAAAACTTTTCTAACTAAAATCTCTGTCTCGTCGTCACTGTATTGTACCAACTCACAGATCAGTTCATCATTGTTCACCAATTTAAATTGCCGAAGATTCATATGTTTACCTTTATGGTTTTATACTCAAATTGTTCATTCTGATATATTTTTAGCCGTTCCCATGAATGCACCAAGGAATAGTTCTTTCTTTTCTGCCAACTGATATCATCTGAGATATCATACAGTGTTGTGGCAGAATCGTTATCACTTTTTCTTAATCCTCGGCCGATACTTTGTAGCACTCTTATCTGAGATTTAGATGGAGATGCAAATATAATATTGTGTAAGTTCCTAATATTTATCCCTGTTGAAAATGTACCTAGAGAAGCTACAATAATAGCCGACTCTTGTTTTTCCACAATGCCTCGTATTGCTTCACGGTCGGAGGTAGCGACATCACCAGAGACAAAAAATACCTTACGATTTTCATCTGCTTTATCCCTTATTAGATTAAATAATGGTTTACCATGTTTTTCCACATAGTTATATAGGATCAAAGTATTACCTTTTAGATCAAGCGCGAGGTTTCTTATAAAGTTATTCCGTTTTTCGTGACCAACGATAAAGTCGATTTCATCTTGGTAGGTGCGTTTACCGAAGTCACGCCGTAGTTCTTTCCCATAATCAAGAACGAGTCTCCTGATTTCCAATTTTGCCAGTGTGTTGTTATCTTGTAGTTGCTTCGTGGTTGTGACCCTGTAAGTTTTACCGAACAACCCTTGTAAGACCAATTCATGTGTTTGTGACCCATCTAGTGTTCCTGTCGTACCAAATCTAAATTCAGCATTGGTTGCCTTGTTCATTATATTCATCAAGGACTTTGATTTAAATCCATGACACTCGTCACCAAATACGGCACCAAACTGCTCGAACCAAACCTTAGGTAGTTTATAAATTGATTGCCATGTACTTACAATGACCCGTTTCTCTGTATCTTTATCTTTACCAGAGTAGATCTTATGGACCTCATTATCCACATCAAATCCGTATTCCCAAAAATCAGAGTTCATCTGTTCAACCAATGATGTGGTTGGAACAATGATTAATACCTTATCATTATAATTTTCTAGGTACCATCTGATAAGTGTGTAGATGATGAATGATTTACCTGATCCTGTTGGGCTGAGGAGGATTGCTCTTTTTCTTGTAATCGCCTCACCCACGCATTGGTACTGATAGTCCCGAAGAGGGAAAGGGGCATTAAGATTACTACAAAAGTTATCAAGACTGTCTCGAGTAATGTGTATTCGCTCATCAGGTGCTCCAAAATCAGATGTTTCCGATTTTAGTATATATCCCCTTTTATCACAAAATTCATTTAAATGATAAAATAAACCTGCAGGTAATGTTTTGTCTCTGAGGGTAAAGATGCGAATTTTGCCGTCCCACATTCGATTCCGAAATGCCGGCATGAACTTATATCCAGGCACAAAGAAACTAAAATACTCGTTTAGTTCCTGTGCAGTACCAGATTCACACTCTATTTGTAGATTGGAATGATCTAACTTCCAGACTCGAATTGTTTCCACTTGATCATATTACCTATTGTCTGATGTCGCCAGTTAATATTATTTATAATCTCTGTTAGCGTCTCAATTACGGTCTTATAATACTGGATCTTTTCCTCTGACTTCTGAATGTCTGGATCAGAATCATAGTAGTATTCCATCTCACCTTTGAGTATTTTAAGACCATTGAATGGATCCGGTTCCCAACCCTTATCAGCTAGTTCTTCTTGTGACATCTTTCCGTTGTAATATAACCATTTATCTTTCAACAAACCCTTTTGTGCAAACTCAGCTCTTTTAAGCATAAGTTTGGTATTGGAAAGAAGCTCAAGATATTTAGCATGTAACATGGGTGTTACACGTGAGGTCTCATCTAGTTTAGTTTGAGATATCTTGCAGTCTTCTGACCACATTTCATGGATTTGTTTCAAGTCGATCATATTATAATTATATCACAAAAAGCATTAAATGTAAAGTGTTATTTATGCTGCACTTACAGTCAATTGGATACTGCCATCAACAATAGTACTATTTACCCAACCATTATCCGTGGGTCTTGGCAATGACGCATCCCAATATGCTCCATATGCCACCTGCCCAGTCGCGCCTGCAGATGGAGCAGTACCATCGACATCACCACCATCTTGAGTATATGATCCAGTGGATTCAAGACCAAGTGCATAACTATAAGCACCAAAGTAGTTATTATTTGACCCCTCATAATTAGTAGCTGTTGCCGCCGTACTTTGGTGTCCAGTACCTACACGTGTATAAAAGGGATATTGTCGAGGTAGGTTACTGATTGCTGACGTGCCTCCTTCGTTTGAGTGTGAAGTTGGA